TCTTTTAATAACATAATTCGGAGACTATAATGGATAGTAAGAAACCACCTTTTGATAAAGGTTTTGTTTTACAAACCACTTTACGCAATATGAAGAAAGACATTGATTTCTCTTCTCGTAAAACCTTTGATCGTTTTAAAGACTTTGCAGACGAAAGTAATGCAAGCCACGTTGAAAAGCGCACAGAGATATTTGAGACCCTCGATGTACTTAATAAAATGCACAAACTACTTGATGATTTTCAAGATAACAACAAACACTTATTCGATAATAACAAGGATTAATTAAAATGAAACAGCACCTAGGTAAAATTCAAACTAAAACCGTTCCATTCATGGATGGAGACGTAGAAATTAAAACTCTTACAGTTGGTCAAGCTAAGCTAATCGAAGCTGAAACTAAAGCTATGCAAGCTTTGCCTACTGAAGATCAAGATCAACTTGCACTATTGAGATCAGTAATTCGTATTGCTGTTGTAGATGCAGAAGAACTAACTGACGAAGAGATGGATTCTTTTCCAGTAGCAGAGTTGACTAAACTTTCTGAAGCCATTATGGGCATGGGTGAGTCTGAGGGAAACGCTTAAGCGAGCAAGAGCTTTGGCTTTTTGACCTCGCATTCCACCTCGGAATACCTGTCTACCAAATAGAACAAGATATGCCAGCTTCAGAACTAAGACAATGGGCAATGTACCTTGCCGCACGACCTGTAGGTTGGAGAGACGATCAACGTACCTCCCTTATGATGAATGCACAAGGTGTTAAGAAACCGGGGCATGAGATTTTCCCTTCGCTAGCCGCTCTCCAGAAATGGCAAGAGGATAGAGAAGATGAAGATGTAATGCGTCAAACACTAAGTAAATCTGTTTTCGGGGCTTTACTCGAATCAGCTAATAAAAAATAGAGGAGAAGGATTATGGCAGTATCAGTTAAGATCACGGGTATCGATTCGACATTCAAAGATCTAAGCCAAGAAACTACTAAGCTTATTAATAACGCGCAACGTATTGCCGCCTTCCAAGCTATAGCTGATTTACAGTTTAAAACTCCGGTAGATCAAGGACGCGCAAGATCTAGTTGGTTGCTTACTAAAACTAACCGACAAACTTATGACAGTCAGGTATCAAGGGGGAAACCTCTTGTTTACCTTGGTCCTGTCAAAACGGATGTAGTTGAATCATTGTACCTCACTAATGGTACTCCCTACATTCAAGATCTTAACGCAGGATCTTCTTTGCAAGCACCTCCACGCTTCATTGAAACTACTGTGTCCAAGTACTTTAGGACGAAAGGTAATTTTGTCAAAATTATTTAACACACAGCCCCCGTCATTATGATAGGGGCTATTTTTAGAGGACGACCCAATGGCGTTACAAATTGAAGTAAAAAGTAATTCCAGACAAGCCCGTTCGGATTTATCCAAGTTAAATAAATCGGTAGACCAAATCGCTACTACTACAGCTAACATGGCTAACAAGCTACAGAAGTCCGTAGCTATCCTATCAACTGGCATTGCTGGTTTGGTGGCAGGTAAAGCACTAACTAATGTCACGGATTCATACCGTAGACTAGAAGCACGTATCGCGCTAACAAACAAAAGCGTTGAAGCACAAGCACACGCTTTTAAAGAAATTAACAAAATCGCACTAGAAACACGATGTAACCAAGAGTCCTTGGCTGATCTATATTCTCGTATTGGACGAGCAACTAAGGTTCTAGGCGTTGAGCAAGCGGAAGTAATTAAAGTTACTCGCTCTATCGCTCAAGCAATTACCATCTCTGGTTCATCAGCTGAATCCGCTAACTCTGCTATTGTACAGTTAGGTCAGGGTCTAGCCGCTGGTGCTCTACGTGGTCAAGAATTAAACTCCGTAATGGAGCAGACTCCTGCTGTAGCACAAGCTATTGCTAGGGGCATGGGTATCACAATTGGTCAGCTACGAGCCTTTGCTAACGAAGGTAAACTTTCTGCGCAAGCAGTTGTTGACGCGTTATCTGGTCAGTCTGAAGCTATTGATGAAGAGTTTGCAAGGATACCTGTAACCTTTGACCAAGCATTCCTTGTAATGACTACTGGTCTAGGTAGAATAGTAAATGAAGTAGATCAGGTCTTTGGTTTTACAGAAGCGTTATCTGACTCCCTTCTTCGGATGGGTAGAAGCATGAATGCTCAAGCAGAACCTATTGCGGATTTTCTACGATCCATATCAAAAACTAGTATTGTAGGTAAAGAGATAGGAGACATATTCACTGCACTAGGTACTCTAGGTGGTTCTATACTTAACGCTCTTGGGGCGGCATTTGACAGATTAATACCCCTTGATCTATTAATTAGGATAGAACAACTTAAGAACTTCTTACTAGTAGAACTGTTAAAAGGTACAGGTGAGATAATAAGATTCCTTATTAACATAGACACAATGATTATTCGTTTCGCGTCTTCAATAGATGTGTTAACTGCAAGATACGAACGTTCTTTCTTAAGCAAAGGGTTCCGAGCAGGCGCAGTAGGACTAGTGTCTTTCATCGGTGACTTACAGGCCGCTGTTGCTCTAATTGAAGCTTCCATTATTATATTAGGTGCTCAAATAGTTCAAGGAGTTGATAAGTTTGCTATATCTGTAAACCGTATTGTAGGTATCGTAGTAGCTAGCTTACTCCGTATTCGAGATGAATTTGAAAACTTTGAAGGGTATTTTGATTTTAGCTTAGTAGTTAGAAGATCTATTTCTGAAGTTAAAAAGATGGATTTCATTGTAGGAACCGTAGCAGACGTATTAGGAAGAGTAACTGACTCTTTCCGAAAAGCATACATTGCTATCATTGGTAACTCTTGGTGGACAGATACTGTTGACGAAGTAGTTGAAAAGGCAAATGAATTTAAGAAAGCCTTAAGACCTATTAATGAGTTTCTAGATGCAACAGTAGAAAAATTCAAAGACTCTTGGTCAATGCTAGGTAAGGTTGTCAGAAATGACAGCATGATTTTCGATTACAGACAATTATGGTTAGCTAGACTTCGGTTTGAACTGTTTAAATTCGAACTGCAAACAAGAGTAATATTGCACAACATGAGTAAAGATATCCCCCGTTTCTTTAATAAGATGGGTGATGGAGTTCAAGACGGGCTAAAACCTGCTGGCGGTGCGCTTTCAAGACTAGGTGACATGTTTAACCGCATGGTATCTGACATGGACGTAGGCGTAACATTAGTTAACACTATACTCCGTGGATTAGCTGTCGTTGCTCTTGCAATGATTTCTCCTTTTGCCGCTATTGCTTTTGCCGCTATAAACGCTATTGGTTTTGTAGTTAAATCAACTAAGAATGGCATAGACGGCGTAGCTGACAGCATGGATACCATGATTGCTAAGATTCGTTCTTTTACAGGCGAATTTGATTTAATTAAAGACGGATTACCTGCATTACAAAACTTAGGAAGCAAATTTAACTTCCTAGATGGTTTTGCTGTAGGACTGCAAGCTATTGCTGAAGTAGTGAGGCCTATAGGTAGAATACTAACCGATACGTTTGGTACGGCTCTTGCCGCTGTCGCTTTCGGCGCTATTTCAATCTTTGCTCTTCCTTTTAAAACAGTAGCAATTGCCGCAGGTCTCATAATGAGACAAGAGCTAACTACTGCTATTAACGCAGTACTAGGTTTATTCGGTACTAACTTAAGTAACGTCCTTGAGTCACTCGGTGACATGGGTGGTCGCGTAGCCGCAAGTATCGCTAAAGCAGTTCCACAAATAATTGGATTGTTAGGTGATATTACAACTGGTTTCGTAAATGGCTTCCTTGATTCATTCGGGATCATCGGAGATATACTTCGTGGTATATTCAACCTGATCAATACCTTAACCCTCGGACTCCTAGGGTCTCTAGGTGGCGTTGCAGGCGGTGGTATTTTACTAGCGTTAATACTAGGTAAAGGTCCGGGTAAAATATTTGCGGTAGTTACAGCTATAATGGGTAACATTAAAAGCCTTATAACTGCTGGTACTCTTACTAATGCAAGCGGCGCTATTTCTACTATGCTTTTCGGAGCGTCAGGTGGTGCTGGGTTACTCGGTAAAGTCAAAAGTATTATGGCTCCAATATTCGGTTATATCCTAACTGGTATTGCAGGCATGACTAGTGCTTTACTTAAAGCGGTCCCTGCACTTAGTGGCGTATTCAGCTTCTTCTCTTTAGATAATCTTAAAAAGATAGCCGCTGGATTTACTCTTGTTAACATACAAACAGCAATTGCTAACTTTAATTTTAAAGCATTAGCAGCAAGTATGCTTACTACTATGAGAAGCGTTATTGCAACTACTGCCGCTATTATAGCGCAGACAACTGCTTTAGCCGCTATGATTATTAGGAATGGCATAGCTATCGCCTCTAACTTAGGTCTTAGTTTATCTTTCACTTCATTAACTGGTGTATTTGCATTTGTAGCAAATGCGGCACGAATGATGTGGGTAGCTATTTCTGGTCCTTTCGCTCCCTTTATGATTGCCTTACTAGGCTTGATTGCTCTATTCAGTTCCGCAGGTGCGGCGGCTGATGACGTTGAAGGTGATTTAGACAGTCTTGAAAGGAAAAGTAACAATACTCGTAATAAGCTAGCTAACCTGTTTGGGTTAGGTGTTGACTTAAAGATAGAAGCTAATTTAGATCCTGCTTCTGTAGAAGACACTTTTGCTCTGATCGAAGATACTAATGAAAATACTTTGTATGCAATGAACAGACAATTAGCTGACTCCTTCTGGTTTATGGAATGGGTTGACGACATGAGCACCTATCTTTCTATCGGTTTCACTCAAGCATTTATTGATGTGACTAACCGTTGGAAGAACGGCGCTAACAGGATAGTAAGGTTCCTTAACACTACTTTTGGTTCTTCATTTCAATTCTTCCAAGAAGAAGATCGTGATGCTGTTCAAAAGTTATTAGATGAGATAGACCCTAACCTTAGAATCAATCTAGATATAAATGCAGAAGACTTGGAGAAGTTCACAGATGCAGATATGCGAGGAATGTTTACTGGTACCGTGCAAGCAATTGCAGATATCAAAGCAGAACTCGAAGATGCAGAAGGCTTCTTTGGCTTCCTTGATGATGATGATGCTATTGCCAAATTAAATCGACAGCTAGAAGTTCAAGAGAACAGACTAGAATCTGTCACTAATGCAATTCAGCGTCAAGTCAGAGCAGGTACTCAACTAGAGAAGATCTCTAATGCTTATGATGTAATCGCTAACCGCTTAAAAGATGCAACTAGTCTTTTTGATGGACAAGCTATCTCTGCTAAATCACAGTTAGACTTTGTAAAATTGACTGCGGTAGAGCAACAAGAGTATCTTGACAGAGTAGGTGAAGCACAGGTTATCAACGGTAGAATACAAGATATCCTAGCTACTACTATGATTACAGAAGAGGCGAGAAAAGACTTAGTAGCTGAACAGTTAGCTTTACTAGATGAGACGGGTTATCAGATAGATCAGATAGGGGTATCATTAGAGAGATTTAGTGACTTCGATCTTGCTACTGGTTTAGGATTAGATGAAAATCTTATTGCTAAACTAGCTGGTACTGACCTCGGATCTAATGTATTAGACAAGATCATTAGCAAGCAACAAGAAATCGTAGACAAAGAAAGAGAAATCCAAGAGTTAAGAAGAACGGAAGCTGACTTGGATTCTATCGGTAAAGCACAAGCTGAATTACTACAACTCGAAAGAGATGGAGAAACTTTAGTAGACGGTGCTGAACGAAGCTTACTTTCTATGTTTGATAAGTTGACTGCTGATCTGGCTAACTCTGATTTAAGTCTTAGCTCTTCTGAGTTCTTAGACTTAGGTGCCGATCTTCAAACTGAAGTTCTAGACTATGCAGATAAGTTAAAGGTGTTGAATGATAGAATCGCTGAAGCAGTTGGCGATCCTGCGGCACTTAAGCAAATCGAAATAGACAAGAAAGCACTTTCTGATTCAATTGGACAAGCATTAGCTATAGATGTAGACTTTGCGTTATTGGATAACTTTGCTAAAGTAGTTAAACCTTTCTCTGATGTTGGTCTCAGTTTTGATACTGACACTATCACTAGATTAGGACAAGACTACGGTAAGAAGACGCTTGAACAAGCATCAACTCTAGCGGCTGAACGTTTACGTATTCAGAATACGAACTACTCACTTCTGAAAAACGGGGATGAACAGCGATTAGCAGATGTGTTCCAGTACAACAGGGACTACAACGATCTTGAGAAACGACTAAGAGAAGACCGGGCTGATGCATTGCTGAACGAAGAAACCTCTAAGGAATTAGGTAAAGGTTTTGGAGATTCAATTGTCAAAGCTATGAGCGGTGAAGCTAACTTTGGTGAGTCTATATCTGGTTTAATTACAGGTAAGATTGAACAAGGTTTATCTGATCGTATAGCTGACTTTGCTGAAGGGTTCCTAAACTCATTCTTCGATATGTTCGAAGGGGAAGACGGATTACTCGGTGGTCTTGCTGGTGCTTTAAAAGGACCTGATAATGAAGAAGGCAGAGGTCTCAAATCCGCTGGTTCTGGTCTGTTTGATTCTATTAGTGGAGGAGGTAAGGGGGATAATGAAGGTGGTGATCCTCTTAAAGCCGCTACTGGTCTTGGTGCGTTTACAGAGAAGCTTAAAGAAGGTGCGTCAGGGCTAGGAAGCTGGGCTTCTCAGACTCTTATGAACATTGCTCAATTCTTTGGACTATCTACTGCAACTACTGGAGCTACTGCCGCTGTTGCCGCACAGATTCCTGCTCAGACTGCACAAGCTCTAGCAATGTCTGCCGCTACTGCCGCCGCTACTTCGTTAGCTATTGCACTAACTGCCGCCGCCGCCGCTTCTGTAATACCCGGTTTTTCTACGGGTGGAGCTGTAAATGGTCGTGGTACAGGTACTTCAGATAGCATTATGGCTCGTCTTTCTAACGGTGAGTACGTTATTAACGCTAAACAAACTAAGAAGCATCGTGGTCTAATTGAAGCAATCAATCAGGGTCAAGAATTACCCGGATATGCTACAGGTGGTATTGTAGATCTTGGTGCATCTTCGCAAGCTGTAATGGCAGACGTAGCGTCTAGACCTCAACCTAGTGGTAATCAGACTGTTCAAAACATAAACATTACTGGCGATATCTCAAGGCAGACCAAGAAGGAAATCTTTGGTATGCTCCCACAGATAGCAGTCGGTGTCAACCAACAAAATCGAGAACAAAATAGATAAGGAGAAGAAGAATGGCGTACACTTTTCAAGGTCAAGATATAGTGGCACCATTCCGACTCTCATCTAATGAGCCTGTTTTCTCTGCGGACACTGTAAATCTCAGAGTTCGTAGAGTAAAACAAGGTGCTCAAAGATGGGAGATGGAATTCAAAGTAGTTATGCAAGACCCGTCAAGTACTTTTGCGGATATGCTAACTACTTTTCATGACGCTGTAACCTTAGAAATGCCGCAACTCAATGTCAGAGGAGAGGTTATTTCTTCTGGTACGAGCACTGGCGCTATCACTACTTTCAGTGGTGCAGAGCCAGCTGGGGATGATACTATTGCGATCTCTGGTTTAGTTACAGGCACAACAATTAACAAAGGGCGTTTCATTAAGTTTTCAAGCCATGATAAAATCTACATGGTAACCGAAACCGTAACAGGTGACGGCTCTGACTTCTTAAAAATTTATCCAAGCTTAAGACAGACAATAACGTCAGGTGATCAGGTATTATACCGAGACAATGTTGACGCTATTACTTTCACAGCTTACAGAGACGTTGATAACACACAAGGTATTACCTACGCAGATGGAATACTGTCTGACTTAGGTACCATTAATCTCATAGAGGCATTGTAATGAAAAATACTCCAACATCAATAAAGACGGCTTTAGTCGCAGATCTAGCTATACCGTACCTTATATTGCAGATGGAGTTCGCTAGTGGTACCGTAAGATTAACCAACCTACCTTATAATATAGTGGTTGGCGGTAATTCCTATTTAGCAGATGGAGGCCTAACTCAATTAGAGCCTCCCAAGCTTACTTCTGTTTTAGACAGAGAAGTATATAAGATTAAATTAGTGGACTTTGATGACACATATAAAGGTTATTTCGATTCAGGCGCGTTAGGTACTATGGTAACCGTATCAATGGGAATCGAAGGAAATACAACAGATATAGATACTCTCTACAAAGGGCGTATTGACGGCATGTCTATCGAGAGTAACTTTGCCGAAGGAACAAAAGATGCTATTATAGAATGTGCATCTCCTTTTGCGGCATTAGAACGTACTAACGATAGGCAAACCGATAAAAACACACAACGAAATATTGATTCTACCGACTCTTGCATGGATGCTGTATATGCGGCTTCTAAGTCAGTCGAAGTTAAGTGGGGGAAGAAATAATGATTTGGCAAATTATCGTAGCTGTAGTTGCGGCAGTGTTTACTTATACGCAACAAGCTAAAATGAAAAAGCGAATGGAAAAAGAAGCGGATGCCCGTAAAGGTTTTATGGCAACCGTTAAAGGCGAACCTCGCGCTCTTCCTATTTGTTATGGACGAAACAAAGTAGGTGCTGTAGTAACTAACGTTAAAACTTCATCTAGCTATACTTTTTCCGCCCCTACCTCTAGCGCAACCCAATGGGCTAGCTATGGGGATTCTGGACTATCTTCTTCTTACACGCCCAGCAAATCAAAGCATAGACGCAATCAGTACATGACTGTACAGTACGCAATCTGCCAAGGTGGAATCGAGAAGATCTCAAACGTTGATGTAGATGACCAGAAATGGAATGCTACTGAATTGAATTTTGGACAAAGAATACACACCTATAACGATGGTGGCGTAGACAACATGGCTACCGCTAATGGTATACCTAGTACTAACAAGTTTACAGATGTAGCATACGCTAGCTGTGTGTTCCACTTAGACAGAGATGAACCCCAGTACTATGGTATTCCCGAAATGGGATTCTACCTTCACGGTAAGAAGGTTCCTTTTGTTACAAGAAGCGGCACATCAGGGTCTTACGTTTACACCTATGATCGTACTGGCACTAAGACCTATACTACTAATCCTGCGTTAATCCTGTTAGACTATATGACAGCGGATTACGGTATGGGGCTAGACCCTAGTGAGTTAAACATTGGGTCATTCTTTGACTCAGCGGCTATCTGTGCTTCTACAGTAAACACCGCATTAGGTTTAGGTGCTATTAAGAAACAAGGTAAAGTTTGGGGCGGCAACGGAGGTTACTACCAAGGAGGCATTGGCGTATCTAGTGCATCAGGTCTCGGTATTATTAGTTTTAATGCGCTAGGAGGGTTTAACCTCGGTCAATATGTTGCTGACTTTAATAACGGTACTATGGGTAGCGATCTTACTTTTAACTTAGGTGGAAACCAATCGTACACTATCCCACAAGATGTATCTAATGGCGTAGGTACTTATAATAGCGCCACTGGTGTGTGGGAAGTACCTGTAGGCAATATAACTTCTGACAGCGCACTTGCACCCACTTTGGGTTCAGGTACAGTGTTTTCTGAAGAGGAATCTTCTTTTCTAGAGATTAAACATTTCTATAATGCAAACGAGCTTCCGCTGTATGAGTGTAATGTTACATTAGACCCTTCACAGCCTCTCAGAGATAACGTAGATGAAATTCTACTCGCTATGGGTAATGCGGACTTGATCTGGTCAGAAGGTAAATATAAGTTACAATTAGATTACCCTTCTACTCAAACAGAGCTAATTACAAAAGCGGTAGCTAATTTAACAATCACTGATAGCATGCTCAAGAATGAAGAGATTAGGATTACATACCCTAAGTCTACAGAAAG